CCTGAGAACTCTATCGAGTATCGTGACGGTGTCAGAGTGGAATGGCCATAAACACCAAATGGTGCCTCGTGGGATTGATCAATGGGTTTATCTGGTTCAGTACGTGGCCGGTGCTGAAGGTTGGAACTGTACGTCGACTGATACAATTGTTTTCTACAGTTTGACATATTCGTACAAAGTCTGGCATCAAGCACATGGTAGGACAGATAGACTAAACACCCCATATCAGGAACTGTTTTACTATTACTTGATGAGCTCGTCTCCGATTGATAAACTGATTCGAGAGGCTCTGAACCAGAAGAGGAATTTCAACGAGTCTGCTTTGGTCAAAGATAATAGGGTGAATCTGGCATCTTAGGACATAGAGACACCCCTCAGTCGAAAGTGGTGTCCATCAGTCGGAAGTAGGACATAGAGACACCCCTCAGTCGAAAGTGGTGTATACTTGTATATATCGGGCATCACTTGGCTTGATGTGATTAGCAACGAACCTGGCGAAACGGACATCTTGACAAGATCATCTGCCAAATCTGCCAAAAACGAGGCAAAAACTTTCCCAGAATTGCATTTTCAATATCTGTATACGCAGATACTGAGAATGCGATTTTAAAAAAGTTTTTGGCCAAAATTTTTGGTTTTTGGCAGCTCACCACAAAGTAGGATCCATCAGTCGAAAGTAGGGCATAATGGACGAATGGTTACCTGTACGATTCTTTCCCGGTTATTCTGTGAGTGACACCGGGTTCGTTCGAAACGATGAGACCAATCGTCGAATGGCGATCTTGATCAATCAAAGCGGTATTCCAAACGTTGGACTTACGCGAAATAGAATGCAACATAAACGAGCAGTTGCGCCATTAGTTGCTGAGGTATGGCTTCCTCGCCCACACCATGATGCGTTTGACACTCCCATCAATTTAAATGGCGATCGACTGAATAATACCGTTCCGAATTTGGCATGGCGACCTAGGTGGTTCGCTGTGAGATTCTTCAGACAATTCCATCTTCCAGATCATGCTGTTAATCGTCCGATCGAAGACATGAAGACGGGCGAGATGTTCGAAGACTCTTGGGAGGCTGTTAAGAAATACGGGTTGCTCAATCACGACATCATCATAGCGATGCTCAATAACACCTATGTCTGGCCAACCTATCAAAGATTCCGTCTTTTAGGTTCGCAGATACTGGAACGCCCAGAAAACGCAGATTATAATAGAAGGGAATAGAAACAGCTTATGACTATTCTCGAAGGTGTCTACAAAACGCACCTAAAGAAAGAGATCGAGAGAGAACTCCCAGGATGTGTGATTCTCAAGAACGACACTGATTATCAGCAAGGCATTCCAGACATGCTCATTCTTTTTCGAAACCGATGGGCAATGTTGGAAGTCAAGACTAGCGATCGCGCCACACGTCAACCCAACCAGCCATGGTGGATTGAGCGGTTAGGCGTAATGTCGTTCGCAGCCTTTATTTACCCAGAGAATGAAGAGGCGGTTCTTGATGAACTTTACGCAGCGCTCAAACCTCATCGGTCTACACGCATTGCTAAGTCCCAGTGACTATCACTGGATCAATTACGACGAAGACAAATTGGATCGAGTCTTCTTTGCAAGAGCTGCTGCGGCTCGAGGAAGTGCACTTCATGCCTTAGCACATCAGTGTATTCTTCTCGGCGTCAAACTTCCTGAAACCACACAAACGTTGAATCAGTACGTGAACGACGCGATCGGTTTTCGCATGACTCCCGAGCAAGTACTCTACTATTCGGATAATTGCTATGGGCATTGCGATTGTATTTCGTTCCGAAACAACACACTTCGAATCAGTGATCTCAAAACTGGCGTAAGTCCAGCTTCTGTCAAACAACTTGAGGTTTACGCCGCATTGTTCTGTCTTGAGTACAAATTCAAACCGTTTAATATTGCAATTGAACTTCGGATCTATCAGAATGATGCCGTCGAGCTTTATATTCCCGATCCCGATGATATCTTCCACATCATGGACAAAATCGTTACCTTCTCCCGCCGGATCGACCAGCTGAGATTGGAGGCTGCTTAATGCTCATTGACGAGAAAGATTATTTGGCGCATTACGGCATCCTTCGTCGTTCGGGTCGTTATCCTTGGGGATCGGGTGGACCTGAGTATGCGAGCAATCGAAGCTTCCTTGGAATGGTTGATGGTCTGAAGAAGCAAGGCATGAAGGAAACTGAGATAGCTGATTTCCTTGGAGCTACAACCAGTGAACTTCGTGCTGCCAAATCGATTGCGCGTAACCAAGAGAAGCAAGCACAGATCGACCACGCAACTGCGTTGAAGGAGAAAGGACTGTCTAACTCGGCCATCGGTCGAGCAATGGGTGGTCTTAACGAATCCTCTGTTCGATCTCTCCTTGCTCCTGGTGCCAAAGACAAAGCTGCAATTCTCGAAGCCACTTCGAACCTGCTGAAAGAACAAGTGGCGGCGAAGAAGTACATCGACATCGGTGCTGGTGTTGAACAACATCTCGATCTCACCAACACGAAGCTCAACACTGCAGTGGCTCGCCTGAAAGAAGAAGGCTATGAAGTTCACTACATCAAAGTTGAGCAACTAGGAACTGGAAAGAACACTACAGTAACTGTGTTGGCTGCTCCTGGGACCACACAGAAAGAAGTGTGGGAGAACCGAGATCAAATCAAACAGATTGCCAGTTATTCTGAAGATGGTGGTAGATCTTATCTTGGCATTGACCCGCCTCTTAACGTCAGTTCGAAGCGTGTCCATGTCCGCTACGCTGATCAAGGCGGTACCGAAGCCGATGGTGTGATCTATGTTCGTCCCGGTGTTCACGATCTATCTCTTGGGCAATCTCCTTATGCTCAGGTTCGCATCGCAATCGATGGGACGCACTATTTAAAGGGTATGGCCATGTACAAAGATGACCTACCTGATGGTGTGGATCTCGTATTCAATACCAACAAGAAAGACACCGGTAATAAACTTGATTCGATGAAGCCCTTGAAAGATGATCCGGATAATCCTTTCGGATCTGTGGTACGCCAAATCAAGGATTCACAAGGCTCTGTGTCGTCGGCGATGAACATCGTCAATGACGAGGGTGATTGGGATCGATGGTCTAGAACACTGTCGAGTCAGATGCTTTCCAAACAGAGCCCAACTCTAGCTAAAACACAACTAAACATGACATATGAACGCAAAAAGGCTGAGCTTGACGAAATCATGTCATACTCAAATCCGGCCGTTCGTAAACGTCTTCTCGATGCTTTTGCAGATGATGCCGATTCATCGGCTGTTCATTTGAAAGCCGCAGCACTACCACGTCAGAAGACTCACGTCATCCTTCCAATCAACTCTATGAAGGAAACCGAGATCTATGCTCCGGGTTACAACAACGGAGAACGAGTTGTTCTGATTCGACACCCACACGGTGGAACATTCGAAATCCCTGAGCTTGTTGTAAACAATCGAAACCAAGAAGCTCGTAAGATTCTTGGTAATGCGAAAGTTGCTGTCGGTATTCATAGCAAAGTCGCAGCTCGATTGTCCGGAGCAGATTTCGATGGCGACACTGTACTTGTAATCCCAAACAATAATCGATCGGTTAAAACCACACCTGCGTTGGAAGGCCTCAAGGGTTTCGACCCTCAGCATTCCTATCCAGCGTATGAGGGTATGAAACCGATGGATGCTCGCACCAAAGCTGTTGAGATGGGCCACATATCTAATCTCATCACAGACATGACGATTCAAGGTGCCAGCACTAGCGAACTTGCACAAGCAGTTCGTCACAGTATGGTGGTGATCGATGCCGAAAAACACAATCTCGATTGGAAACAATCTGAAATTAATAACGGCATTGCGAAACTTAAGATCAAATATCAAGGAAGATCTACTGCTGGTGCCTCGACTCTAATTTCTAGAGCTAAGTCCAGACTAGATGTTCCTAAAAGAATCCCCCGTCCTGCAGCAAAGGGCGGTCCTGTGGATGTGGCCACAGGAAAGAAAGTCTTTGTTAACACAGGCGAAGGATTCACTAATAGACAAGGCAAGTTCGTTGTCAGGAAAGAACGCTCTACTAAATTGGCTGAAGCACAAGATGCGCATAGTCTATCGTCTGGTACTGTGATCGAGAAGGTGTATGCAGACCACTCGAACAAGATGAAAGACCTTGCTAACCAAGCACGTCGTGCATCAGTCACTACTAGAGCTACCTCCTATTCGCCTGCTTCAAAGACCGCCTACCAAAAAGAAGTGACCTCTCTCAATGCCAAGTTAAACATCGCCCTTCGAAATGCGCCCCTTGAAAGGCAAGCCCAGCTCATAGCAAACGCCATAGTCACCCAGAAAAGGGCGGCTGACCCCAACATGGAGGCGTCTGAGCTTAAGAAGATCAAAGGTTTAGCCTTGAACGCCGCGCGTGCACGAACGGGTGCTGGTAAGACCCGCATTGTAATAACCGACTCTGAATGGGCTGCTATACAAGCTGGTGCTATAAGTAATAGTAAACTAAACCAGATTCTGAACAATGCAGACCTAGAGACGGTAAAGAAGTTGGCTACACCTAAAGCAGAGAATATGATGACAGAGACTAAGAAAATAAGGGCCTCTGCTATGCTAGCCTCAGGATATACCCGTGCTGAGGTGGCTACTGCATTAGGTGTGTCTGTGTCCACCCTGTCTAGAAGTGTTAGTGGGTGATGGGTCTATGGTACTACACATGTTGACAACAACTGACAATCCATACAACCCATTCACTCAATTCGATGAATGGTACGCATTCGATGAAAGAAGTGGGTACCACACCACCTCCTTCCTGGCAAGGGTAGTCAAGACTTCACATGAATTGTCACAATCTGATCAAGACATTGCAATCGAGCAAGCAATCGATGAGATTGTGAATGAAAATGTTTCTGGAGTTCACAGAAAAATTGCACAACCTGTAGGATAAATAATTTTTGAAATGTATAGGGGCGGGGGGTCTCGCAAAAATAGACCCCCCTTTGCAT